GAAATCATCGAAGAGATTCATCGCATTAAAGAGCTAGACAATCTAGCAGTTGAAAGTGTATACTATTCGATCTTTGGTAAAGAAATCGAAGCTCGATACCAAGAATATTTGAATGAGCTAAAGGAGCCATCATAATGAAGCCAATCTACACTGTGGAACAGCTTAAAGAGTTTTTATCCACTCAACCAATCGGTGTTGACGCTGTTGACACCATCACTGAGTTTGCTCAGTTGATGCAGAATAGACTCGACTGGCAATCAAAGCGCTGTGATGTTGCCGCTAAAATGTTAGGTCATGATCAAATCAATGAGATGCTTGACTATGAATAACGGCCCGGAAGTCAAAGCAGTGTTTCAGTCACCACGCTGTGCAGTGGAATACAAACGCTTGTTAGAGCTTTTAGACGATAACGCCCTGAAGCGTTGTTACAACCAGCCAACACCTTACATGTCGCAGTCTCATTTGAATGCAATTGAAGAGGTGATGGAAGCAAGAGGTATTTTAGACTGATGGCATTTGTTGATACACACATCGGCTGTCCTAAATGTGACAGCTCTGATGCGTTTGCAATAAACGACAATGGTTGGGGTCATTGCTTTAGCTGTGGCTCCAACATACCGCCTGAAAATACAGGCTCAACAGCAGAGGTAATACGTATGCCTAGTAGGGCAACTACCCCTAAACAGAGATCGTCCGATACAGAGCCTTACAATGCGTCTGAAGGGCTATTATACACCGACTTACGTGACAGGAAACTAAACTATCACACCTGTGAGGTCTATGGTGTTGGTTTGAGAGGCGATGATATTGTATTTCCATACAATCGTAATCAAGCCGCAAAGATTCGTAACAAGGATGAAAAGAAGTTTAAGATTGAGGGTCAATGGAGTGCGAGTACAGAACTCTTTGGACAGGATAAATTCCCTTCCGGAGGTAAGACGATTCTAGTCACTGAAGGTGAGTTTGATGCTATGTCAGCTTACCAGATGCTCACTGCCAGTAAGGTAGCCTGTGTGTCTGTTCGTAATGGCGCTCAGTCAGCTCTAAAGGACTGTGAAGCGAACTATGAATACCTCGATAGCTTCGATCATGTTGTATTCCACTTTGACTCTGATGCTCCGGGCTTAGAAGCTCAGGCACAGTGTGCAGAGCTGTTCAGTCACAAAGCATCCTGTGTTGTAGCTGTGAATGGTTTAAAAGATGCATCAGACTTCTTACAAAATAATCGATCTGCTGAGTATATTAACTCAGTACGTAATGCAGAGCGTTGGACACCTGACGGTATTGTTGCAGGCTCTAATCTCTATGATGAGGTGATGAAGCCTGTTCAGAAGTCTGACGTAGACTATCCATTTGCTGGACTGAATAAGTTGACTTATGGTCTTCGCAAAGAAGAGCTGGTAACGGTCACTGCAGGCTCTGGTCTAGGTAAGTCACAGTTCTTACGTGAGGTGATCTGGCATATCATTCAGAACACTACAGCCAATATCGGACTGATGTTCTTAGAAGAGTCTACACGCAAGACCGGACTGTCACTGATGTCGTTAGCGGCTAACAAGCCTCTGCATTTACCAGACTGTATCGCAAGCCAACAGGAGAAAGACGATGCATTTAATCAGACACTTGGTACAGATCGTCTGTATCTCTTTGATCATTTCGGTTCCAGCGATGTTGATAATATCGTCAATCGTGTACGCTACCTTGCCAAAGTTGCTCGATGTGATTATGTGTTTGTTGATCATATCAGTATCATCGTTTCTGCTCAGTCTAACGGGGATGAGCGTAAAGCAATTGATGAGATAATGACCAAGCTTCGTATGCTGGTACAGGAGACTGGCATCTGTTTAGTCTGTGTCAGTCACCTACGTAGGCCAGAAAACAAAGGACATGAAGAGGGTGCGGCAACATCTCTGTCACAGCTCAGAGGCTCTGCATCGATTGCACAGCTCTCTGACATGGTGCTAGGCCTTGAACGTGATGGACAGGCGGAAGACACTGTGAAGCGTAATACAACCTATGTCAGAGTATTGAAGAATCGTTTCTGCGGAACCACTGGTAAAGCCTGTGCGTTACTGTACAATGGGGACACCGGACGCATGAAAGAAATTGATGAGGAAGCGTTATGACAGATGATGAAGACCTCTTTGGATATGGCGAAACACGAGTGTGTCATACTTGCGGCGAGGAAAAGCCTAAAGATCAATTTTACAATCACAGACTAAGACCGGGAGGTAAAAGTTGTTATTGTATCGATTGTCAAAAAAGGCATCATGAGGATTTAAGGTATTTAAGGACTATCGCACCGCCTAAACCAGATGCTTGTGAATGTTGTGGTAGGACAAATGTTAAGTTGTTACTAGATCACGATCATGATACAATAACTTTTAGAGGCTGGATCTGTGGTAAATGTAATACAGGTTTGGGATCATTAGGCGATACAATCAAAGACGTACAGAACGCATTAAGGTATTTAGAAAATGTCGCAGAAACGCAAGATAGTGTTGGATATCGAGACGAACAGTGTCCACAGCACGATTTGGCTTTGTGTAACACAGGATGTTGAGACAGGAGTAATTACATGTCATACAGATCCATCAACCCTAGCTCCACTGGTAAAGGAGTACGATCAAATCATAGGTCACAACTTAATTGGTTTCGATGCACCAGTGTTGCGGAAAGTTTGGAACATTGGGATACCGAAGTCGAAAGCGGTAGACACGTTGATACTTTCAAGACTTTTGAATCCACAGGTAGACGGAGGTCACAGCCTCAAAGCATGGGGTCAGCGTCTTGGGAATCAGAAGATTGAATTTAACTTTGAGGATTTCGACAGTGGACTCACAGATGAAATGCAAGAGTATTGTATCCAAGATGTTAAACTCACTTGTGAGCTTTACAAGTACCTTATGCACAGTTTTAAGGACTGGAAAGATGCCACGCAGAGTATATTACTGGAACACGAGATCGCAGTTATCTGCAAACGACAGGAAGACAACGGTTTCAAACTGGATGTTAGTAATGCTGAGACTCTTCGTGCTGAACTGTCGGATCGAATGGGTATTATTGAAGACGAGGTGCAGTCAGTATTTCCGCCGATTGTCGAAGAGCGTTGGTCAGAAAAGACTGGTAAAAGACTGAAGGACAAAGTCACAATCTTTAACCTTGCATCACGCAAACAAATCAGTGAAAGGCTGATGACTCTTGGATGGAAGCCAACAAAGCATACTGAAAAAGGTCAGCCTATTGTTGATGAAGGTACATTGAAAGGAATCGATATACCTGAAGCACAGCTCATTGCTGAATATCTAATGCTTCAAAAACGTGTCGGTCTAATCGACTCATGGCTCAAACATGTCGATAAAACTGACAATCGTGTACATGGAGGTATTATCACTAATGGAGCTGTTACCGGGCGTATGACGCATCGTAATCCCAATTTGGGACAGGTACCAAGCGTTAACAGCCCCTACGGTGCAGAGTGCCGTAAACTATTCACTGTCGATGACGGCAATGTATTAGTTGGCACAGATCTTGCAGGTATCGAGCTACGGTGTCTTGCACATTACATGCAGGATGCTGAGTGGACAGAGGAACTATTAAATGGTGATATCCATCAGAAGAATGCCGATGCCGCAGGTATCACTAGGCCGCAGGCCAAAACCCTCATCTACGCCACTCTGTACGGAGCTGGGCCAGCAAAAGTTGGTAGTATCGTTGGCGGAGGTGCGAAAGAAGGGAACGAAGTATTGTATCGCTTTTATTCTAACACGCCTAAGCTCCGACAACTTATGGAAAAAGTGCAGAAAGTGGCGAGTAAAGGGTATGTACCGGGCTTGGATGGTAGAAGAATATTGGTTAGATCTGAGCATGCGGCACTCAACAGCCTCCTGCAGGGCTGTGGAGCTATTATTGCCAAACAGTGGGCTATTGAAGCGCACAAAGCGTTCAAGGCAAGACAGATACCTGTTAGACAGGTTGCGTTCGTCCATGACGAAATACAAATTGAAACAGCGGAGAGATATGGTGAAGACGTTGCACAGATCATGTGCGATGCGGCCTCACAAGCCGGGATTACCTTGGGCTTTCGATGCCCAGTAGATGCCGAATCAAAAATCGGTAAAAATTGGTTTGATACTCATTAAGAGTATGGTATAATATTACTTTAGTCACCAAAGAGGACAATGACTATGAATGACACTACTAAAGTCAAAATCAAAGCCGACATCATGTGGGCTTACATGGATCGTAAGAACGAGATGTCTAACAAGTACCAAGTGGACTTGTGCAATCTCTCCGATTCTGCTGTCTCTGCCTTAGAATCTATGGGGCTGGCAGTGGGTCAAAAAGAAGGCAAGGGATATTTTATCACTTGTAAATCAAACAATCCTATCCGTGCATATGACGGAAATGGCGAAGTCATTGAAGGGATTGGCATCGGCAACGGCTCACAGTCTGTTGCACTTGTGGGGTTCTATGATTGGAACTGGAAGAACAAGGCTGGACGCAGTCCGTCACTCAAGAAGCTCGTAGTCACTGAGCTGGTTTCGTATGAAGGCGATGCCTCTGACGAGCCTGTCTCAATGGACGATGACGAGATCTTGTAATGCAACATGCCCTTATTGATGCAGATATTCTGAACTACCGTATTGGGTTCGCATGCAATGAGGAATCTGAGAGTGTTGCCATCACTACGATGGCTCACTTCTTGGAAGACTTGCTGTTACTAGACCTAACTGACGTTCAGACATGGGAACTTCACTTAACTGGTAAAGAAAATTTCCGTAATGACATTGCTGTCACTGCACCATACAAGGGCAATCGCAAGTCAGAAAAGCCAGTACATTACCACCTGTTACGGGAATACTTAGTTGACGCATGGGCGGCCACAGTGTCACAGGGTATCGAAGCAGATGATATGTTGGCTATCCGGGCGACTGAGCTAGGAGAGTCTAGCGTGATCGTGAGCCTTGATAAAGACCTCGATCAAGTCCCCGGCTGGCATTATAATTTTTCTAAGAAATCGCTTTATCATATTGATCCTGCTGAGGGTTTGCTGAAGTTCTACAAGCAAATGCTAACAGGGGATCGTGTTGATAACATTGTTGGTGTACGTGGTATCGGTGAGGTGAAAGCTGAAAAGCTTTTAAAAGACAAGAACGAACAGGAGATGTGGGAAACTTGTGTCGAGCTGTTAGGCTACGACAGAGCTGTTGAAAACGGACACCTGTTATACATGTTGAGACACAAGGATGATACGTTCACACCGCCGCAGGAACTTTGTACACAAACACCATGCGAAGTTTAACCGAGCAAAGGTCTACAAAGACCGCAAGAAAGAAGACAAAAAAGGCTACACGAAGCACAGGAATCAGCCCACAATCAGCGAAAGCGAAGGGTAGGAGACTCCAACAGGCTGTTAGAGATTCTATCCTTTCTGCTTTTCCTACGTTAGAGCCTGATGATGTACGTAGTACATCTATGGGAGCTGGCGGTGAAGATGTGCAGTTATCACCAGCGGCTAGAAAGCTGATGCCGTACTGCATCGAGTGTAAAAGTTTAGCTAAGATTTCAATTTACAAGCACTACGAACAGGCAACAGGACATGGAGACTATGAACCTTTACTCGTCCTAAAGCAGGACAGGGCGAAGCCTCTTGCTGTCGTAGACTTGGAACACTTTATGGAGCTGGTAAAGAAATGATTGATTTGAATGAAATGGCTAACGAGTTTCATGCAGACTTTGCAAGAGATCACCAAGTCGGCGGTGATCATTACCTTAAACTTGCTATCCAACCTTGGGATGCAATGGAGTGTTGGCTAACAGAGGAAGAGTTTAAAGGTTTCCTAAAAGGCAACATTATCAAGTACATCGCTCGATGTGATCACAAAGGCGGTAGAATTGACATCGAAAAGATCCGTCAGTATGTTGACAAACTGCTTGAGTTGTATTAAAATGGATGGTTCCGCATGTCGTTGACGATAGAAGAACTCAAAGAAAAACTGAAACAGTTAGACGAGGTTTCCCTTGTAGAGCTGTTAGAGCTAACCGCTGAAGACATCATTAACAGATGTGCGGATTTAATTGAAGAACAATACGAAACTCTGGAGAGCCAATTCGATGACACAATACCTTGGGATAACGATTGATTATGAACGAGATAGTCGCCTCAGTGAACAAGCTATTAAGCTCATGCAAGACTACTATATGTTTGAGCATGAAGAAAGTCCTCAACAAAGTTTTGCAAGGGCTTCGGTTGCCTATTGTGACGGTGATCTCGATCTTGCTCAACGGGTTTATGATTATGCTTCGAAAGGTTGGTTTATGTTTGCGTCACCTGTGCTTTCGAACGCACCTGACGATGCACGAAACAATCGGGGCTTGCCTATTAGTTGTTTCCTTACTTACGTGGGCGACAATCTTGATAGCCTTATTGAACACAATTCTGAGGTAGCATGGCTGTCTGTTAAAGGCGGAGGTGTTGGAGGACATTGGGGATCTGTTCGTGGAGTGTCTGATAAAGCTCCCGGCCCTATCCCATTCATGAAAGTTGTTGACGCTCAGATGACAGCTTACAAACAAGGCAAAACACGCAAAGGAAGCTACGCCGCATACTTGGATGTTAGTCATCCAGATATTGAAGAGTTTATTTCGTTTAAAGTACCAACAGGTGGTGATATCAATCGCAAGTGCTTTAATTTATTTAATGCAGTGAACATCACTGACGCTTTTATGGAGGCAGTAATCAATGATACAGAATGGAACCTTACAGACCCAAATACAGGAATTGTCAGAGATACAGTCCAAGCTCG